CAGATCCTTGGAATTCAACCTTTAGCTATCAGGCTGGCGATTATGTCACCACGTTCGATAGCGCAACGCGCTACTGGGTAGCCCTGTCGCCAGTGAGTATTGCTGGTTCGAACATTGACAGGTCCCCGGATCAGTTCGGTTTCTCACTTGAGCAACAGTTGGGCAAAGGCACCCTCACCCCGTTTGAGTTCTGGCTAGAGGTAAGCCCTCCGCTTATAGGACCGGAATTCTGCTGGAACGGGATTACCGGTGTTCTGGCGCAGCATGCCGGAAGCATAACGAGCATTCCTGGGCCATAATGGGGTCCAGTTTCGTGTGCGGCCTAAATCTGGTATGAGGGGGGATGATTAACTACACCACCTATACTGCCCAAATCTCCAATCTGATGGTCATCAGCAGCACGACGCCTGACTTTCAGACCATGCTGCCGGGGATGATCGACTACGCGGAGCAGAGGCTCTACCGCGAACTGAACCCCCTGCGTGTCCAAGTTACCGATTCCACGACAACCGTATCCAGCGGCAACCGGAACTTTGCCGTGCCAAGCGCCACAGGCACATTCATTATTATAGACAATATCAACATCATCACGCCGTCGAGTCTGAATGCCACGAACGGCTCGCGGGTTCAATTGACCCCAGTATCCCGCGAGTTTCTCGATATCTCCTATCCATCCGGCCAAACCGTAACCGATGTGCCGCAGTTCTGGGCCATGGCCTCGGATACCGAGATACTCTTGGGGCCTGCACCCGATCTGCCCTAAACAGCCGAGGTCATCGGCATCCAGCGGCCGACCCCGCTATCGTCAGCTAATTCCAGTACCTTCCTGACACAGTATTGCCCGGATCTCTTTATCGCCGCCTCGATGGTGTTTGCCTCCGGCTACATGCGCGACTTCGGCCAGCAGGCCGATAACCCGCAGATGGGTGCTGCATGGGAAGCCCAATACAAGCAGCTGTTCGGGTCCGCCGCGATCGAGCAGCTGCGCGCCAAGTATCAGAGTGAAAACTACACCTCGGAGCCGCCCAATCCTCTCGCGCAAAAGAGGATGTAACCCATGCCGATGGGGGCCGTAACTCTCAAGCCAGGGGTGGATGTCGAAAAGACCCTCTCCCTGAACGAAGCGGGGATTTCCGAATCGCAACTGATCCGCTTCAAGGGCGGGCTCATCCAGACCTACGGCGGATGGGTTTCCTTTGGCTCAGCAATCCCGTCGACGGTGCGTGACCTGCACGCTTGGCAGGATGTCCAAGGCATTGACCATCTTGGCGTCGGCGCAACACAAAACCTCATCGTCGTTACCGCCGGCTCCAACAACGACATCACGCCACAGACGTTCACCACCAATTTCACCCCGAGCTTTTCCATCTCGTCTGGACTGCAGGCCGTAACTGTCAACGATCCCGGAAGCGGGGCGGCGATCTACAACACGGTTTACTTTAACACTCCTGTTGCCATTGGAAACCTTCTCATCAATGGGGCCTACCAGATCTTCTCGGTGCTGAGCACCGGCTCCTATCAGATCGTATCGAGCGTCCCGGCCTCGACGACGATCGCCGCCAGCGGAATCCTGCCGGTATTCTTTTCGACGGCAAATTCCCCCATCGTCACGGTCGACCTTCCCAACAACAACTTTCAGTCGATTATCGGGCTGACACAGCAATTCATTGCCCCAACCACCCTGGATGGCCTGACCATTCAGGGTCCGTACACCATCACCTCGGTTATCGATTCGACCGAATTCACGATCACGGCCACGACACAGGCCAGCGCCACATCATCGGCGACGATGAATTCCTCGCTGGTGCAGGCGCTTTACTATGTGACCGGCGGCCCCGCCGGAACAGGAACACCATTCGGTGCCGGAGCCTATGGCTCTGGATTGTTCGGTGGCATTGGCGGAACGACCCCGGCCACGCAAGGCAATCCAATCTCCGCCGATGACTGGAGTTTGGATAATTGGGGAGAAAACCTGCTTGCCTGCCCCAGCAACGGGCCGATCTACGTCTGGTCGCCGGAAAGCGGCTTCTCCAACGGACAGGTCATCGCGACAGCGCCGTTCTTCAACGGTGGCATCTTTGTCTCCATGCCACAGCAGATTCTTGTCGCTTGGCGCTCGGTGCTGAGTACCGGCGTTCAGGACAACCTCGTTGTGCGTTGGAGTGATAATCTCGACTACACCAACTGGACGGTGAGCAACCAGACCGCAGCCGGCAGTTTTCATATACCGACCGGATCTATCATCAAGGGCGGCATGCAGGCCCCGAATTACGGCTTGATCTGGACCGACATCGATGTCTGGATCATGCAATATGTCGGCGGCACGGTTATCTTCAACTTCACCCGTGCTGGCACCGGGTGCGGTCTCATCGGCCAGCACGGTGCCGGCGTTCTTGCCGGCAGTGTGTTCTGGTGCGGCACCAACAACTTCTTCACCATTACTGCCAATGGCGTACAAGCCATCCCCTGCAGCGTATGGGATTATATCTTTCAAAACCTGAATCTGGCCAACGCCCACAAGATTCGTTGCGCTCCCAATAGCGTGTTCAACGAGATTGGATGGTTTTTCCCATCGATCAATGTGACCGAGAACGATTCCTATGTGAAATACAACATTGCCGAGAACAGCTGGGACTACGGCAATCTTATACGAACGGCATGGATCGATGTATCGGTGCTCGGCAATCCCATCGCTTCAGACTCCGGCGGCGTTCTTTATCAGCATGAGACCGGCGAGACGACGACCGGAACTGGTGCCCCATCATTCCGTAGCGGCTGGTGGGCGCTGACAGAAGGTAACGACCTAGCCTTCGTTGACTACATCATTCCAGATTTCCGATTCAATCTGTTCTCCGAGGTTTCGGATGCGCAGATCACTATAACCTTCTATAGTGCCGATTATCCTGGGGCCACGCCGATTGTCCACGGTCCATACCTTGTCGATGCGACGACAGAGTTTTTGACGCCGCGCATACGCGGTCGTTTGATGTCTGTGCTTATCCAGAGCAACAATGCCGAGTTCTGGCGGCTAGGCAAGATTCGATTCCGTTATGCATTGAGCGGGAGGCGTTAGTGGCAATAGGTTTGGATGGCATAATGTCTGCCCTGCAAAATGGCGTCGTCGCCATTCAGGACCTTACGATAACGCTTCGCTCTGTTTTTCCGCAGTCAGGAATAGTATCCAGCTCGTCGCCGACTGCTGGCGCTATCACCTTTTCGTCCTCGCAAGCGAGCGGCTTTCTGTTAGTTACAACGAGCTCAGGAGCACAATACAAAGTGCCTGTTTATCCTCTATAGGTGTGAACCATGGCTATAACAACCACTACCAATAAGAGTCTCATCAAGGTCACGGTCGGCACCGAGGCAGGGACTTGGGGTCCTTATATCAACACCGATCAGGATCTTCTGGACAACATGCTCGGTGGCACCGCCACCATTGCTTTGACAAACGCTCCAGTAATCCTCAGCTCGGCCCAATATCAGTGCGCCTTCATCAGATTTACGGGGGCCATTACTGCAAACATCGCCGTTACATTTCCTTCGGTCGGCAGCTTCTATAGTATTATCAATGATACAACCAACTCATCCGCCTTTGGCCTAACTGCGCAGACAACGGCAGCCGGGGGCAGAATCATTGGTATTCCTCCCGGCAGCATGACAGAGATTTTGACTGATGGCGTTAATGCTAGGTTTAGAGGGCTACCTCCGGTAGGCACCTATTGGGACTATGGCGGCTCATCTGTCCCGGCTTGGGTAGTTGCCTGTACTATCCCGCCTTACTTGAATTGCGACGGCACAGCATTCTCTTCAGTGACATATCCAAACTTGGCAAACGCGCTTGGCGGCACGACGTTGCCTGACGCAAGGGGCGGGACCCGCTTTGCGCTCAATCAGGGAACCGGTCGCTTAAGTGGAGCGATCGACGGCAATGCGTTTCTCAATAGAGGCGGAAATTCCAATATTGCCTTAGGCCAAATCAACATGCCGAACTACTCATTGACGGTTAATGATCCTGGCCATCATCATCAATACGTAAAAGTTACAAGCGTTGGTGGTGTTACTGGCGGTGCCGGCACCAATCAATATTCGGTATCCACTCAAGACACATCTACGGAAACGACCGGAATCACCGTAGACTCCGGCGGCAGCGGGACCATGTTTCCAGTTCTTAATCCTGGATATGTTGGCGGCATCACCATGATTAGGGCGGCATAGATGTCACTCGCTGCTGCCTTTCATGCGGCACGCAAGTACGCCAACGGTGGCGCAGTAAAGTCTATGGAGTTTCAGGGTATTCCTATCAGGATTGAAACCCCGAAAGGTCAAATCCGCGAAGGCTGGACGCATCGCCTTCCCTGTGACTACGGCTACATTCGGCACACCGAAGGCGGAGATGGGGATCAAGTCGATGTCTTTGTCGGCCCCAACAAAGACAGCAACAAGGTTTTCATCGTCGATCAGATGCGTCGTCATAAGGATAAGTTTGACGAGCACAAGTGTTTAGTGGGATTCGATTCAAAGAAGAAGGCAGTCGCCGTCTATAAAGCCTTCTATGGCCGGGAGTATAATCCGCATTTTGTCGGCGCTGTTACCGAGCTCAGCATCAACGCATTCAAGAAGTGGCTTGATGGTGGTGGCGGCAAGAAACCGGTTTCGCCGGAGGTCAATTTCAAGAAGGGCGGCACGGTCAAGGCAACCAAGGCGACGGCTCATTACCGTTTGGGGACGAAGAGCGAGCATTGCTCGATCTGCACGATGTTCAGATCACCGGCATCTTGTACGTCAGTTAAGGGGCACATCAGGGCGCAGGATACCTGTGATTACTTTGAGCTAAAGAAATATCAGGAAGGTGGGCTTGTTTTTGATCCAGAATTTCTTGGCGATTATCAGAAAAAGAAAACCCCTAATGTCCGCGTTATGGAAGGCCATCAAGAATTTGAGCCTGGATACGCCAAAGGATGGGAGACCGAACCTGGCTCTATTATGAATATGCGCGGGCAGCCACTCGCTTTGCGTCGTGCGCAAGATGGCGGCGAAGTCGGCGAGGATTGGAATCCTGATGCCGTTCCATTGCCGCGACCGAGACCCCCGCCTGAGCCGCCAGAGGCGCTTGAGGCCGGATACCCAGAGCCACCGCTGCCAGGAACGGAGATGAAGGCTTATCATCCGACCTGGCGCGAGCGTCTCGGGCAAGGGCTTATGGGTGACAAGCCTGCCTCGCCAGCCAGAGAACAGTTTACCCGCGGTCTTCTCGGCACGACCGGACTCGGTGAGCAGTCTATGAGTCTCTCCGATCTGACCCCCGTCGGCATGGGTCTTGGCGCGCAGGAGAACATCCAGCATGGCAAGTACCGAGAGGCTGCCTTGAGTGTCCTGCCGGGAATGGCAGTCGAGAAGGCTGCGGCTGCCCCGCTTATGAAAGTCGCAAGCGATGCCACAAGCAAGGCAGGGCCTGAGGCTGTTCAGTATTGGACGCGATCGATAGTCGATCACTTACTTGAAACCCATGGCGATCGGCCAGATCTTGTTGCCGGGGCATTAGAAAAAATAAGACGTACCGCAAGTCCAGAAGCAGAAGAAAAAATTCTTCAGGGTCTTCCTGAGCAAACTCGCATTGGCGTCATGCGGCATAGAATGGAAGAATGGAATCAGCCGCGACCTGGTGAACAAGGCCATGTCGATCCAGCGCGTCCTGCCTTCCGCGAAATCACCCATCTAGAAGAAGCCAAGGATTGGTTGCGAAATAATGGGCATGATCCAAAGGATTGGGGATATAGCGATCCTGAGAATTACGTCGATCTTGCCAACAATATGAAACGGGAGATTGCGGGACTCCAGCCCCCGCCAAGTGATCGGGTTCCTGTCAGGACAGCGCCGCAGCAAGGGGCCAGCCCACTTAACGCACTAGCAGATCACCTTGAGGGTCAATACGGCAGAGTTATTCCGCCGAAGGTTATCGGCTCGTTGGACGAATTGTTTGGTTTGGTTTCTCCGCATGAAGTCGAACATTTATCGGCTGCCGACCTGCTGTCGATCCGCGATAAATTGAGTAGGGCTGGGGCCGATGCCTATCATTATCAGGAAAAGGACCCCAAACTGTGGAATGCCCTGCATGAAAGGTTCGATGCTTTAGATAGAGACATGGAGCGGCACATAACCTGGGCCACCCCACAGCGGCAAGAGCCGCCACTACACCAGGCTGGTCCGTTTCAATCCAATTACGATCAGGGCGTCGTTCAACAGTTCTCAAACTATTTCAACGATGTTCTTGGCAAGCATTTTTCGAGTCAGGAAGAGTTTGCCAATAGATATTTTGGCGGCCTGAATACCAGCCGTATCTCCGCTCGACGCGGCAACGATCCATATGGATCTGGCGCTCCGGCTCTTTACTTCGATGGCCCACTGATGCACCCGAACGGAGACTTCGTTGGCTCGATCGAGCGAGCAATTATTCCGTCTCAAAAATACGCCTATCACGGACTGCTCAGTCTGGAGCCTAAGTACCAAGGCGGTGAACTTGCTCCCAAGATGCTGCGTGAGCAGATCGATGCCTACAATAAGATGGGTCTCAATTATGTTAAGTTGAACGCTGGATTGACATCAGGTCCCTATAGCTGGGCTAAGTATGGATGGATTCCCGAGCAAGCCAGCTGGAATCTTGTAAGAAGTAGCATCAAACATGAAGTCAGTAACGAGCGGTTAAAAATCTCCGATCCGGGGGTAAAAGATTATCTTACGAAGGTTTTGAACGATCCCGATCCTCGCGCCATGTGGCAGCTGGCCGACATCACCGCGAAGGATGATTTTGGCAACGAGATCGGCAGGGCCGCGCTGCTCGGCAGAAATATGCGGAACGCAACAAATATCCGGTTTGGTGCTAATGGCTGGGCCGGCCAGCTCAATCTGAAGAATGCGGAAAGCATGGAGAGATTCAATGCCTACTACAAACGACAAATCGGAAAACCCAAGAAACCAAAGCTCGTCACAGAATGACGATCCTGAGGGATGGCACGAGCATGTTCTTGCCGGCATCGAACCGGCAGCCGAAGCCCGTCTTTTGCGCAAAACAAGACAAAGGGCTAAGAGCAAGTACGGTACTTCCGATGAATTGCTCGACAAGCTTTATGGCCTCAACAGCCGATAGATAGGTGAATCATGCCGCTCAAGCCCGGCTCCAGTAAGGAAACTGTCTCGCAGAACATCAGCGAGTTTCACACTGGAAAGACCTACGCCAAGACCAAGGCCAAGTTCGGCAAGGCCAAGGCAAACAGGCAAGCAATTGCCGTAGCCCTCAGCACAGCCCGCAAATACAAGGCCGGAGGCGGCGGCGTCGACATGGAGCGCATGGTGACGTTGGGTGCCTCGCGCAGCCTGCAAAGAGAGGGTATGCTGCACTCATCCATACCCGGTCGTACCGATAAGCTGCCATTGAATGTCCCGGCTGGGTCTTATGTTCTGCCAGCGGATATTCCCAGTGCCTTGGGGCAGGGCAATACCATGGCGGGCGGTGAGATTCTGAAAAAGATGTTTACCAGCGGTCCTTATGGGCTCCCGGCACCGCATATTCGCAGCGGTCGTCCGCATATGCCGCGCATGAACCTAAACCTTCGGCCGCCCCGTAAACAGGACGGAGGCGAGACAAGCGAGGATGGCGACGATGGCCATGTACCCATTATCGCCGCGGGCGGCGAGTACATCATTCATCCAGACGCCGTAAAGGATATCGGGCACGGTGACATTAAAGCCGGCCACAAGGTTCTAGACAAATTCGTTCTTTCGGTAAGAAAGAAAAATATTCAAACGCTGAAGAGTCTCCCAGGACCAAAAAAGTAGAACAAGATGGAAATAAAGGAACTTAAGCGCATTTTTAACTACGATTCCGGTAGTGGCATATTAACCTGGAAAATAAATACCGGGAAGAAACGGCTTGTTGGTTTGTCCGCCGGGACAGTGAGAAAGGATGGATACATGCGAGTCGGGATAAATAAAAAGGATTACTATGTCCATCGCATTGCTTGGGCAATTACTCACGGAACGTGGCCAAAGATTAACATCGATCATATTAACGGAAATCCGTCTGACAATAGAATTGATAATTTAAGAGAAGCGACTCAAAGCCAGAATATAGCTAATTCAAAATCAAAAATAACAAGAGGGGTTTATACCGCAAGAGGCGGCCGGTATCGAGCTCAGATAATGGTCAACTACAAGTCCATTCATTTAGGACAGTTCTCTACAAGGAAAGAAGCAAAAGCTGCTTATAGCAAGGCAGCATTAGATTACTTTGGCGAATTTAGGAGGCCATCATGAGCAGTCCATCTGTTGTTAGGCTTGCTGTCCCTGATGATTCTTTCGAGATATGGCGACTCTTCCTGCAGGGCCATAACGAGAATGGGCTCTTCACCCTAGCGCCGGAGAAGGTGCAGTGGTTTCTGGCCCGCGTCCTAAGACCAGATCTGATCTTCGAGGGTGATACAGGACCGCGTGGAGTGATCGGCGTTATCGGCCCAGTCGGCAAGCTGGAGGCTTTGGTGTTCCTGATGCTCGGCAGCTACTGGTACACCAACGATATGCACCTTGAAGAGTATCTCATCTACACCGATCCCGAACACAGAAAGTCGCATCACGTTCAGGCACTGGTGCAATGGATGAAGGATCAGGTAACGACAACTGGATTGCCGCTGTTGACTGGCATCATCTCCAATGTGCGGACGGAAGCCAAGTGTCGTCTCTATCGACGGATGCTGCCGAAGGTTGGCGAGTTCTTCTTTGTTGGGGCAAAGGGAAGCACGGCTTCTCCTGCCCTTGTTGCTGCGAGTTCATAGGAACTTAACACGATCGGATAACCATCATGTGCGGCGGCGGCAAAGGCCAGAGTACGACCACCCAGAATCAGACGCAGCAATATACGCCAAGTCCGTATATTTCAGCTGCTGGTCAGGCCGCACTGTTGAGTGCCACCAGCGCATCGCAGCAACCCTTCCAGCAGCCACAAGCCCCCGTTGCCGGCTTCACGCCGTTCCAGGAGCAATACTTCAATGCGATTCAGGGCGTGCAGGGTATGGCGCAGCCATACTTCAACACTGGGCTAGGGTTGCTGCAAGGAAGTGCTGCGCCAATCAGCGATAACGATGTAGCAAATTATTACAATCCAATGTCGCAAAACGTCTTTGCTGCCATGAAGGACCTGTATGGCCAGCAAATGGGCGAGACGACAAGGGGGTTGACCGGACAGGCCGGTGGTGTTGGTGCCGATCGCATCGCCGTCGGTCAATCGGAATTGGCAAGACAGCAGCAGTTAGGACAAGGACAGGTTGCTGCCTCGCTGTGGCAGCAAGCGTTGGCGGGCGCACAACAGCAGAAACAGATGATGGCTGGTGCCGGCTATGGCATCGCCAATATCGGATCGGCGGCTCAGAGCGCTCAGCTGCAGGGTATTGGAGCTTTGGGCGCTGCCGGCAACCAGCAACAGCAGCTTGCGCAAGCGCAATTGAACGCTCCTTATCAGCAGCAATTAGCGCAGATCGCTTATCCCTTCCAGACCGCGCAATACCTTGCCGGCATTACCGGCGGCCTTGCCCCGGCCTTGGGTGGAACGACTTATGGAACCGGAAGCGGGACTTACACGCCACCGCAACCGAGCCCGTTTTCGCAGGCGCTTGGCGCGGGAGTCGCCGGCATTGGTCTTTATAATGCGTTCCCCGGTACATCTGCTGGCTTTGGTGACACCACTCCATATGGATCAACCTATGGAGCCCCGTCCGGCTCTTACGGATCATATGGCGGCATTAGTTATCCGACCTTCCGCCGCGGCGGTCGCCTTGCCTATCAAGGTGGTGGCAATCTGCCGGGCAGTCCCTTTGTTTCCGATCAACCAGAGGTGGGGGCAAAGGATATCATTCCGAAGATTGATCTCCCTACCGGCGGTAGCGGTATGCAATATGCCGCCAAGATGGATCTTTCGCCAAAGCAACCGAGCAGTGGTGGCGGCAAAGGAAGCGGCGGTATAGGTGATGTTGCCAAGATCGCATCGGCTGTAGCACCATTTCTTCTGGCGCGAGGCGGAGGGGTAAGCCCTTTTGATATCGGTCAGCCCATGCAGGAGGGCGGCGACACGGACAATCCGTTTGCGGTTGACCAGCCGCATTTGACATTAAGCGATGTCCTGTCGAAGGCGCAGAATTACTATGCGCCGAAGGTAAGTGGAGTGCTTGAAGCGGGGCAGTCCGACGACCCAATCCGTGGAAGACTCTCTGGCCTATTCGGTGGGCCTAAGTCTGCTCCGGCCGCCGTTACTCCGGCTGAACCAAATGTCTTTGCCCCTGCTATGCCGACATCAAGGCCACAAGAGGCGAGTCTGACGGACCCGTCAGCGAGTCTGTCTGATGTCTATCGTGGTGGGCACAGTGAATTGGGCAAGGCTTATGGTCCGCAGGTGGCGTCAGCCATTATGGGCAATCTTGGTGTAGAAAGTCCTGGACTTGACCCGGCAGAATCGCACGACCAAGGGACTGGTCTTGGCATTGCCGGCTGGCGCAATGAACGCAGAGATGCGCTCTATGACTTCGCCGGAAAGAATGGCCTCGATCCCATCGATCGACGCACGCAGCTGGCCTTTCTTCAACATGAGATCCAGACAAATCCGCAATATGCCGATATGGTCAAGCGCATGCAGGCAGCAGGTAGCCCGGCTGAGGCAGCGCGCATCTTCCGCACCGAGTTCGAGCGTCCCGCCGGTACGACGCAAGGACGCCCGCTTGGCTTGGATCAAGCGCAGCGGCTGGCTACGCAATTTCATTCCGGCAATTTCGAGAATGCTGGGGCCGGTGCCGGGGCCGGTGCTGGTCCGGCACGCTCGATGGTTGCCGACTATCAGCCGGCTATGGATCGCTACCTGGCGCAGGGGAGAGAGCCGCTTGATTGGGGACAGAGGATGGTTCGCAGCCCGTGGCTGAGCTTGGTCGGTGCCGGCGCTGCAATGATGTCAACACCGGGGCCGATTGGCTCAGTCATTGGTGCGGGTCTGAGTGCCGGGGCACAGACGCTGGCAGGACAGCGCAAGGCGCTCGACAGCGAGGAACTTTTGAATCTGAAGAGCGATATGCTCATGGAGCGTGCGGATCAGCACCTCAGGGAATATCAACGCAAGTCTGATTATGCCGACATCAGAACCCGCATTGCCGAAGAGCGAGAGAAGCGCTTGGGCGAGAAAGAAACCAGAATCAAGGAGAGTGCGCCAATCGCTTATAAGGATGCACTCAAGGAAGCGCGCGAGAATAACCCTGGGCTTGTCGGCAACCCGCAGGCTTTGCATCAGGCAGCTATTCAGATCATGCAGAGTGATCCGTCGCGGGCATCCGTCAATGTTACTCCGGTTGATACAATCAGAAAATTCAAGTCAGGCACCTTCAAGAAGGTGAAAGACGGCCCCGATAGCGATTCCTCAACATGGTCCAAGGTTGGGACATAATGAATGGCCGAAGACGACTTGCCAGATGCCCCTTGGACTAAGCCGGCAGAGGTAGAGCACAAGCCGGCGGCTGGCCCTATGCCGGGACCGCTCGATTCGCTGATTGCCGGCCTGCAAAGAAGCATCGAAGAGTCTGGCGAGAGCGCCGGGGTTCTGCGTGGCCAAAAGCCGACAGTCCCCTCGTCGGTTACTCCAAGTCCTGCAGCAGAACCCATGCAGTGGGGTGACGTGCTGCACCCCTCTACCTTGGCTTCCAAGGGCATGTATCAGCTTGGTGCAAGCGCTCCTACGCTCGGCGGCGGCATTGCCGGGGGTATAGCTGGTGGCGCAGCGGCAGGTCCTCCTGGCGCTATTGCTGGTGGTGCTGGCGGCGCAGGCTTGGGAGCAGCATTTCAGGCAATCGGCCCGGTCTTTGGCGAAGAGCTGAGGAAGTCTCCTAACGATCCTGACGGGGCATGGAATAGAGCGGTCAGCAGAGCGAGCACATCGGGAGTCTTTTCTGCATTAGGCTGGGCGGCCTTTCCGCTCAAGATCGCTCAAGGGCCACTCAAGAACCTTGCCTTCCAAGCCTTCGGTGTTCAGCCGGCGATTGGGACTGCCGGTGAGGCAGCGCAGAATGTCCTGCAAGGTAAACCGGTCGAAACTGGATTAGCCGAAAGCTATCCACAGCAGGTGCTAGGCACGGCTGTACCGGCGCTTGGGCATCGCTTGGTCAGTCGAGCCATTGACCCCATTCAGGTCAGGCCAGCCGCCCCCTCGATCGACGAGGCGGCGCTTAAGGGCGCGCAAGACAACATCAGTGCTTTGGCCAAGGAGACGCCAAAGCTGCATCGCGATGCGCAGGAAGCCTACGACAAGTGGGGTCTCGATTCGCCGGAATCCAAGTATGCAAACTACAAGCTGTCTCAGCATGAGGAAAATCTGCGTCAGGCCAATGCTGACTTCACCGACA